CCAACCAAACTCTATTTCAAATTTCATGATTTACCCCATTAGCGCAACCGATTGTTGCCATGAAATCGTAGGCTAGTTTTATGTCAAAAAAAAGAATAAAAAAAGGGGCTTTCGCCCCCTTATTAGTTGACCTGCACGTGATCCAGATCAGATATAAAAACTCTCCCTAATATCTTTGAGCACCATGCCGTACTCGTTGTTTCCCTCTGGAATGACCACGCCTTCCCTGCGGATCAGGGCGTTGCGCTTAAAGGGCGTGTAGTCGACATGGTGATGCCAGCGGTTGAAGCGCCATACCACCTCAGCTACGTCAGGGTGAAGCTTTGCAATCATCTCAGACTTGGGCAGAGTTCCTTCCTTGGCGTAGAACTCGTCAGTGTTGCCACCCTTCATGGTCTGGGTGGTGGCCTTTTCCTGCAAGAACGCATTGAACTGCACTGTGCACTGCCTAGCCTTCAGGACTCGTAGGGATAAGTCTGTGTCTTCGTTGTAGCGGCCCCTCCAGCGCATTGACAGGCTGTTGTCGATCAGCAGGCAGGAGTAGATGCGCGTGTTCATTACGAACGCAGGCAGTGGCTCCTTGGCCTTAGCAAAGAAGTCGTAGTTGAAGCCAGCGATGGCGACGTTGTTGTAGCGGTCAACGAAGTCCTCAGCGGCGCGGAAGATGGCGCCTGATGTTACCTTGACCATGAGGTTGCGGTTGAGCCTGTTGAAGCTGGCGATGTTGTCGTCCATGACCCAGTGGCGGGTGGCGCCCATGCAGAGGCTGTGCTCCCAGCAGAAGTTCCGAGCGGCCCCGGGGCCCTTACCACGCGCCTCCCCCACGTCGTCGCAGGTGTCGTACTCGTGCAGATACTTCTCTGGCAACACCAGCACCTTCTGCGGATCAATGACCGCGGCGTACTGGTCACGCTCGTGCGCCTCCACAACGATGTAGTAGGGCACGTTGATACGATCTAGCGCCTTGCTTGTCAGGCGCGTCTCCCAGCGCCCTTTGGACACGATGTAGATAGGGTACTTAGGATTCATCAACCCACCTCAAGTGTGACGCTCTACGTGGCTCAGCATAGGGAAACCACAACGCCTTCTGTTTAGGCGTGATCACCTGCTCCATGAGCTTGGCAAACTCTTGTACGTCCTCCTCGCACCTGAAACGCAGGTTAAGGACACGGTAGGGCATGAGATCCTCTTGAAAGAACTCTGGCATACCCTGCCATTCCTTGCGCCAGTCAAATTCTTCGTAACCAAACAAGTCAGCCATAGGTTAAATAAAATAGTTGCCGTTTTTGATCGACTGGTAAATGTCAAGCACAGAGTTGTACTCGCCATACGCGACCACGCGGTCAAAGTCAGTCTTGTCTTTGATTTGATTAGTGCCGTTGTCAGACACAAAACCCCAAATAGATTCCATGTGTGCAATTTTTTCTTGCAACTGAAGGAGTAAGTTTTCTTTGCTGAAGCGTGTCATGGTGGTCTCCTTACTTGACTGGTGTGACGCGGATGTCAGCACGGCCTGCCTTGCGGAAGGTAGCCAAGACGTCGTCAGTAATACCGTAGGAGACGCACAACTTTTTGTAGTCAACGGTGCCAGAGATTGGAACCAACTGAACAGTTACGCTGTGGAGTTCGCCTTTGTGCTCGCCTTCGCCGTACTTGTTGGCGATGGAATCTTTGAGAGCTTTGATTTGCTCAGCCAATGCTTTGGCTTGTTGGTCGAGCACGTAGAGTGAGTCGATGTCAGAAGTGATTGTAGAGATCAGAGCTTCTGTTTGGATCAATGTTGCTGTAGTCATGATGTTTGTCTTTCAGGTAACCTGCTTATTGCAGTGATGCTATCTTAACACTAAGTTAAAACGGTTGTGCAATCTTTTTATAAATATTTTTTTAGGTGTTTTCCCTAACCCTTTAAAACCAGCTCCATGACGCGTTTCACGGTGATGTTCAGGGCATCGATCTCCTCCATCTTGGCTATTGCCCACGCCCTACGCTCCCCATGCCAGCCCATCTTGCTCCCTTGGTGGCAGGACTTGCACAGGGCGACCACGGTGTACTGGTTGTGCTGTTTGATGTGGTGGGCGTCGCTTGGGCCTTCAGCGTCACAGACTGAGCAAGGAAGCTCCTTGACCAGTCCGACGTAGGCTTTTTCTTTGGCAGTCAAGTTGTTATTCATCGTATCTGGCCTTGTCCAACGAAATGCCCCACATCTTTTCAAGAATAGTGCTTTCGTCAAAGTTTTCCCAATATGTTGTATCTAGCCGAGCGTGTAAATTGTTCAATATAGTTTCCAATTTTTTTGTTGTAACACCGCAAGATTTGTAAACTTCATTGTTTTGGTTCAAAAACCTATCCAAAATATTTGAAACCATTGCTAATTCATTGCGATCAAACTTAATCATCACAAAGTCTTGAACCAGTTGGTCTTCTTTATCCATGTCTATACGGCCAGTCATAACGTGGCCTTCTCAACGTGGCGGTTAGAAGCCTCCATAGAGCGCCATACAGCGATTCTTTCCTGACAGGCTATGAGGAGCCACCGAAGGCGTTCGCGCTCCTGTACGGCTTGTCTGAGGGCTTCTAGGTGCTCTTTGTAGCGTGGGGAGGCATAGGCTTCGCGCTCCTGCATGGCGGCGGTCTTGTACTCGCCGTTGCCATAGATCTCAGCGTTCTTCATTTCCTCAGCTTTGATTGTCTTCCTCAGCTCCTCCATAAACACCTTGTTAGCCTCAGCCTCGGCGTACTTTGCAGAGTGGGCAATCATAAAGTCCACTGCGTCGTTAGGGTCAATAAGTTTTTCGCTCATGTTTGTTCCTCAATTTTGATCAAAATTTTGCCGGGCTTCTGTCCCGCTACGCGGTAAATCAATATTGGTTGAAAAAGCTGGTCATTCACATTCATCGCGTCAGCCAATCCATCCAAGGCTCCCTTAGCCGCGGCAAGGCAGTTGTCAGCATCACGCTTACGCTTGTCAGGCATTTCAAACGTTAGTGTAAGCATCAATTCTTTGCCTGCATGTTTCCAACCCTTGAGTTGGTGTTTTGCTAACCACGAACTGCTATCTCGATAGTCTGCGCGCAGTTTGTGTAATCTTGCCCAATGAACACCCTTAGCTCTGTTGGGAAACAGCTCTGCTGGGGGAAAGTCCAACTCTACGCAAGTTGCGTTCATTTTGCATTCTTTGGACAAGGTCGTCACAGGCTGGCTTTCCTCTTCGTTTTGCAATGTCATTCTTTACTCCTTGCCACCATAATTGCGCGCCAGCGGAGCCTTTCTCGATAGCCTTCTTCTCGTACCTGCTCATCCATTCCCGTGCTTCGCACTGCCTCATGTGTTCCAAGGTCTCCTGTGAGATACAAACATTCGATGGCGCAAGCCTCGGTGTAGGCATGACCATACCCCTCGCGGATTTTGTCGAGGATTTTTTGGGCTTCATGCTTTGTCATGCCTTCCTCTTTGCTAAGCCTGCACGGATAGCCAGCTCATTACGCAGGCGGTACTCGTACTTTGTTTTGCGGATCTTCTCGTGCTCGTTTGGCTGAAGGTCAGGCTCGTTGTCAAACAGAGCGGCAAACTCTTGCCACTTGGGTGGGTAACCATTGACCATGGCGCCCCAAGAAATCATGTCGATCTTCATAACTTCGTTGATCGCAACACGTATGCTCTCGCAGTCACGTAAGGCTTCAGTCACACGAGGCCATGTGTCCGCGGTAGCCTGATGGTGGTAAGCACAGACCCATTTGCCGCCAGTGGAGATCCCACCAGCCATAGGGCAACCATTGGCAAAGCAGTCATGGCTTTCAGAGCCGTCAAATGTATCTGTTGTTTTTTCAGCGTAGCGCTGTTTAGCTGATGCGTAACTCATTTTTGATCCTTGTGGTATGTGCCTTCGATGATTCGAGGAAACTTGCTTGGGTTGAACAGAAAGTCCATGTCAGCCTTCCAGTCCTTAGATTTGCCTGTCAGAAACTTTGAGGTCTTAACCATCTCAAAGTACCACTTGAAAAAGTCCAGCCCACCTTGTCTGTCAAGTTTGTCAGCAGTGACAACCTCACGCCATCTGGCGGCTATAGCCCTCTTACGAGAATCGTTGACAACAATGGTCTGTGGCAGTTCAGGAAGGATGGTGTTGTACATCTCAACTATTTCCTGAATTGGTGCAGGGGGCACTGACTTCGGCTTGCCGAGGTCAGGAGTAGCTTTAGCTACTTTATCTGTTTCTTGGTTATTGGTTATTGGTTCTTGTTTATTGGTTGGTTGAACGTCCGTTGAACGGGCGTTACTCCGACGTTCAGCGGATGCTTTACCAGCGCGTGATGCTTGCTCAATTTTGGAGTGAAAATGCTTAATTTCCTTGTCCGCACGGTCATTGACCCAACCCTCTTCTCCGAGCTGAAAGAACTCATTGAGCACGTCTTGAACAACTTGAACCTTATCTCGCATACCAATTTGCTTAGCAACGGACGTTGAATCGGCGTTCAACGGGCGTTCGTGTAGATAGTACATGTCGAGCAGGCGACGATAAGCCAAGTCTTCGTATAAATCGAGGTGGCGCGTGTGACTGGCGTAGTCGCCAATGTTGAATTGATAATAGTGCATACCGATCCCAATAACACATCCCAAAAAGAAACAGCGGCAGGCGGGGATGGAACGCTTTTCGGTTTAGGGAGCTACCCAGAACCTAGCCGTGCCTCAAACTCTACACGAAAAACAAATCAGGACGCAAGTCTTTTCTTGTGACCAAACCTTGTGTTGCTTTTTCAATCTTAACCGCTAACGCGGCAGACGCTGTTCTACGCTCGTGGATCAACAGTGACATCCATGTCAAACTGATGCCAAGATGCGCCGCCATCTCTCCTCTAGCGCCTAGCGGTTCCGTCTCAAAATACTCACGCAATTTCATTTTTGTTCTTCCTTGACGCCAAGTATACATTAACTTTAAATTAAAAGAAACCCTACAGTTTACTCGGGATTGTGTTGACTGCTTTTAACTGCGTGTTAAGATACGTGTACGCCGATACGGCGGTTAAGGAGAATCTTATGAATAAACAACTTCCCTACACGACCAAGTCTGGTCTTCAAATTGGGTGCAACTACACCCCTCCCCAACGCAACCACATGAGTCACGACGCAGAACTTCTGCAAATGGCTTTGCTCAACATTGAGCCTGAGTTCTCTCAGCGCCGCATTGCTGGCTGGATTGCCTACGCCCTCTTCCTGATTGCGCTGTACGCAGTGCTGATTGTGTGGGAGGTTTGACATGAACATACCAGCATTTCCTGCCCCAGCAGGCGTATCACACATTACCGAACAAGGCATGACATTGCGTGACTACTTTGCGGCTAAAGCTATGCAAGGGATGCTTGCTAACCCCAAGCTAGAAAAACAAATCTTGTTAGCAGGAAAGTCTTGGATTGAAGAATCCGCATGGGCTGTGGCTGACGCAATGCTTAAAACGAGGTAAGTATGAACGACAAAGAATTCCGCACCATGCGAATCAACGTGATCCTGTTCTTTATCGGTGCAGTGATCTTAGCACTTTACATTTTTATTTGGAGACCATGATGACCCACAAAACTATGGCTGAACTTGAAGCTGAAAGCCCTGAAGGTTTTATCAATCCCAAGCGTACGCCCCAAGAGTGGAAAGA